CCTTCCAAAAAAGGGTTTTCTTTTTTCATTGTTGTACCTCACTCTTTCTCATCCGCAAAGCGGTTATTTTATCTTGCCAATTCCAACACGGACATTGCGCATAAACTCACGCGATAATATCCCGACCTCGCTGTCCGTCAAGCCGAGGAACGGTCGTTCTTTGTTCATCTTCTGTGCGAAACCCTTGTCCACGGAAACGCCTACTGTCATGCCCGGAGCGCCTTGCCTCACGCCGGGCAATTGCACACGGCTCTTCCAAGTTCGTATGGAGCCATACAACTTTCCTGTCAGGAACAGGTTCGACGTTGGGGGCTTCATTGTGTACAGCCCTTTCTCGCTGGGTACACCTGCGCCGTGGGCTCCTTTCTTGATCATCTCTGTCTTACGCTTGGCGTAATACTCCTCCAACATCTTGAACCGAGTCCCGTCCAACGCCATTCCGCGAGACATCCGGCGCTTGATCATGTGGACCGCGTGCCTTCCAGATACTTCCATCGGACCGTTCGGAATACTTGTCATGTTCTCAAGGTATCGCTGTATTGCCTCCAGCTTACGGAACCCATGTCCCTTACGGTCAATGCTCATAGTCACCGTTGCGAACACCGCCGTATCTGCAAAGATTCCTGCCCGACTTGATGTGTCTACCTTAGCTGAACCCCCCACCGTAGCTCCGGCAAGGTTGCTGACCAGTCCCGCTAACTCTGCGGGGGGCAGTGGCGTGGGGAAATAGGGCACTACTTACCTGCGTCCGTTCCGGTGGAGTCCATGGGTTTGCCGCTTGTGGAGTCCGTATTAGCGCCGTCCGTTGCAGTGTCCTTGTTGCGGGTTGTGTCGATGACCTTAGTGGTACGGGCATTCTGCCCCGACTCTTTGGTCTGGATTACGTTCACTCCGTTCATCCCGCCAGTGATAGATAACTGACTGGCCGTAGGAACATACTCGTACTTGTCGATGTCCTGCTTGGTTTCTTCGATCTCGTCCTTCGAGTAACCAAGGTCGCTCAGTGAACGTGCTGCAATGGACTTCTGGATAAGCTTGTCGTACACGGGGCTGATGACCAGTTCCTTGGCACGAAGGGCCGAGTCTAAGTCGGTTATCGCATCACGGATACCGAACTTGCGGGGGTATCGAACGCTGACATTGTCCGTTGGTTTGTTTTCCCACATCAATACGAACTTCAATATGTTTGTCTCTGCCCGTTCCATTAAGGTGGCCTTGGATGACAGCACTGCATTCATCTGCTGAAACTTAACTTCCATGCCTGTTCCAGAATAAGCGCCTGCGCCCTGACGACGCGTGCTGTCGGATACGCCTCCCATCTTGGCCATCTCACGAATGTCTGCGACTGCTTGGGTACGCCACTCCAGCATGCGTTGTAAGCTGCCGTGGGACGGTTCAATCCACCTGTGGCCCACGCGGTCATCTATGTCGCGTTCCAGAACGTTGCTTGTGCCGATGACGATGTCTTCTCCGGCATCATCCACAACTGCGCCTTGCCTTGTATCAACAGGCATTTCCAAGAATGGGAATGCTGTCTTGCCAATCACTTCAAAAGCTGCGCTGTCGAGACGGTAGATGTAACGGTTTGTCTCAGCAATATCTACCAGCGTAGATATACCTTCCATAGATTCAAGGTTGTCTTTGTTTCGTACCAGTACGAATGGGATGAGCTTGAGGGGGTGGTCGCCCGAATCAATCAGGGAGATTTCTGCTTTTCCGGTTCCGTTCTTCTTGGCCACGCGGCGGAACAACTGCCATGTGGTACGCGTCCATATACGAAACACTTCCTCGCCCTCGACAACTGATGTCTCACGTAGGGCTAGCGTCGCCAAAACAGGGGGGCCGTTGTACGTGTTCTCGAACTCCCAGTTTATAATGTCTGATGGCATGTACTTGGTCATGTACGGGCGTACACCAAAGTCCAGCTCTTGCGCTCGGCTCACTGCTTCATTGGAGATGGGTTTGTCAATGACAACGCCCATGTGCCCATACACAGAAGCCCAGCGGCTGATCTCTGCCATAAGGGTGGCGAAGTCTCGCCCCATCATATCCGCATCGTTGATGAACTCTGTTAGGGCTGGGTTGCCATTGGCCGTCTTCTCAAGGGATCGGGCGGGACGCTCGCGGTAAAGGAAGTCGTTCATGATGTCGATGACTGGTGCACAGTAGTTTGTGTACGTCGCTTCTTTCATGCGCCGCTTATATGCGACCTTCAATTCCTTCTCATGCTTAACTAAGTAATTGCCACCCCGGTACTCTTCGCCACCAATGTAACTGCGCCGGAACAAGTCCATCGACTCTTCGTCAGCATCCCGTGGTTCCAAGAACTCTTCAATAATCTTGAGTGCCTCAATTGAGAGCTGGCCACTGCCAGCCTTGGCTACATCATTAGCAGTTGTGGTCATGGGTTCCCCTGTCCGGTCTTGGCGTGGCCGTGCCGCTGTAGGATAGCATTGCGGCAGCGGTTGTCCATCAACCGTACCATTTGCTGCGCATCGCCTTCACGGCGTTGGTTACGGGTTCTTCCAATTCAATTCGGTAAGTGAGCGCATCCGAGTTGGAAACAACCTTGTCTCCGAGCATGAAACAACCCGTGTCAGGAACCGTTGGGCAGTACACGTCGCTGAGTGGTCCAGTGTCTACGCGAAGAACTTCTGTGGCCACCCCCGACAAGAGGCTTTCGGGGAATATCCTTCGTGCCGCAAGGGCACAATCCCCTCGTGACTTCAACTTGGGGCTGCTTCCGTCATCCTCACAAACCCCGGCCCAGCCCGCGTGGATTGTCATCCATTCCATGTGTTGAGCCTCAACCCACCGACCTCCCCTCGTCAGGAACTTGTGGTCCGGTGTGCAGCAAAGCGTAGCCCCGTCGGTCATTGTTAGTATAACTGTCTCAACCCCTTTCTTGCGCAGGCCTCCGTCAATGTACACAACCCATGTTCCGTCCGGGGACCGGACATGCCCTGTGGGAGGTAGCTCATCCATGCGAACAAGTCCTAGCTTTGTCTCCACCATGGTGTCGCCCGTGAAGCAGGCGTGATCATAGCCGTCGTGCTTGGAGAAACCGGCATAGGTTCCCATGACCAATGACTTGATTAAGTGCTTGCACGATGGGTCAACAGAGAACTTGCCTGATCTAAACAAAGCGTTGGCGGCGTTGTACCGATCCTTTCGTGGCGGAGTACGGCGGCGTGATCGTATTGCAAATGGCTTGCCGTCTTTACGCAACCGCTGTCCTGCTTTCTGAATGATGGTCATGTCCGTAGTCCCGACCTTGGCACTGGTCTTGCGCTGACATCCGGATGGGTCCGGGTAGAATGTTGTGAGTAATCCGCCACTCTGTTGCGCAACCGCCCATAGTTCATCAACTAACTCGAATGTGTCGTGGCCGCCCTCCATATGAACCTCTGCAAACACATGCATGTGGCCGTCATCGTCGACCCAGAATAAACAACCACAGGCCGGGTCGAAGTTAAAATCCACCCCGGCGAATATCTCACAGTGTTCTTTCCACAACGGTCTTGTCTCAACCATGGTGTCGCGGTCGAATGATCCATAGATAGCGCCGTCCGCCATGTTCACGAACTTGCCGTGAATGAATGCGTCCTGTGTCTTCTTGTCGTAGGCCGACATCAATGTGTCAATGAACTGCTGCGGCAGAGCCTTGTTCTCGGTTGTGCTCGCACGGTATACGCCAATGTCGAAGTTCTCTTTTTTGTCTCCCATCAACATATCGTTGGCCCAGCCTTCAAAGTTCTCCGGGGTTCCGACCAGAACCATCTCTCTTATCTTGGCTCTGGGGTCGCGGATACGGGAGAGGCCGATCTCGATGACGCTGTAATCGAGCATGTATGCCTCATCAAGATACACCCCTGCTACGTTACTTCCTTTTAGTGATTCGGGCGTATCCCCTGACCCTATCCAGATGAGCCCTGTCTTTCCGTGGTGGTTGATCTCAAACGTCGCATCAGCTCTGTTGTACACATAGCGTATCTTCCTGCCTGTCAGTAGCGTGACAATCGCCGGGATGATTGTTCTCTTTGCCTGCCGGTAACTTGGTGATACCAGCAGCACCGGGACGGGTGCA